GATGAGTACGCTTTTCAAAGTCCCCCCAGGCACCAGCGCCAGCACTTGGAAAAGCGTACTCATCGGCCGAATCCTCGGGCTTCAAATGCGATACGTGGAGGACCAATCGTTACTCCACCTTTACCCCACCGACGTGCGACGGCTTTACAACCTTCGACGGGGCCGCGTCCCCGAAGCAGAACACACGGACGACGACCACGAATTACTACTAATCGGCGCTGCTTACTGGCCTATCGCGGCCACGCCCATAACAGGGGACGACTGGGCTGCCAAAATAGACCCAGCCGACCCAGGCCCCAACGCCCTTGATTACTTGCTTGCGAAGGAAGCCCAGCCCGACGAAATCCAGGCTGACCATCGGCGCAACATCGCTATCCAACGCCACAAGTTGGCCAAGCGGCGCAACGCGGGAATCAAAGCCAATGAGACACGGCGCAAAAAGCTAACCCCGCAATCCGTCGGGACTTGCGAGCCCGACGGGAATCTTGAAGGGACCTAATGAACCCCGACCTTAACCTTGGCTCTGAGTTCTTTCGTATCATCCAGGCCGCGAATGATTTCCTAGGCAAGATGTATCACGCGGACGAAGAGCGCGCCCGCCTTGCCCGTCGCATCGTCGACCTAGAAGCCGAGGCCGAAGCATTGCGCGCCAGCTGCGCCGAAGCCTGGCAAATAGCGGGCGACGTTGCCGCCGAAGCTGCCCCAATCACCACCACCGACCTGGAAGCGTCCCCCGTCCCCTTCACCGTGTCCCAAGACTTTGACCAAACCCTAACTTATTCGGAGCACCAAGAATAATGCCCAAGAAACGAATCGGACCCCTTAAGAAGTTCTCAACCCTCGCCACCCTTCTCACCGACTTCGCCGCTGGCGTGGTCACCCTGGATGAAATGCAAAACATCATCCGAGCGATTGAGCAAGGGGTGGGGATGAGAAAACACGACGTCGAGATTGCCAAGACCATCCAGAACGCGCCCCCGGATTACACGTCGGACCCCGTCTACATCGACGGTTTCAATACCGGGCTCTGGGCCGGTTATGCGGCGGCTCAAGAGGATTTGGCCAACGGTCTTGACATCACCAAGGGCGAGCCTCCCCAGGTCACCGAGCCCGCCCCCGAATCGCTTGACAGCCTGGTGACAGCCGCTCAAGACGCCTTGAACGCGACCGACCGCGTGGCTTGGACGGAGACGCCCGAAGCCGAAGAAATGCGCGCGAGTCTCGCGGCAATGCCCGACGACAAGCTTAATTAACGTGATTCCCTTCCACCGCGATACCCGCTGTTTTTGCAAGCAGACCCCGTGCATTTGCCGCGCATGGGAAGCGGTCCTATCCGCTCAGGGCATGGCCTCGCTTGATTTGGTCCACCAAGACAAACGTATTCCCCTAGTCAGGGTCAGCAACAAAGGCGCGGGGAAGCTCTGGGACGCTGACCGTGCCGTCAATCGAAACAACGCCCAAGCTGAATTTGATAACCGTCAAGCTATCCTCACCAACCACCGCTTCCGCACGGCCAAGCAAAAGAGGGTTTGGAAGCTTCACGCCGAAGGGCTCTATGTCCGCGAAATCGCCACGCGGATGAAATGCTCCAAATCTGACATCGGCCGCACCCTGCAGGCTGTCCGCGACGACTACGCAAAACTAGGTGAGCCCACCGCGGCGCAGCTGGCCGCGCTGGTCAAGGCGTGCGACCCGGAAACCCTGGTGCTCTTCTTTGCCCTCATCCGTCGTGCGCTAGAGGCCCCAGCCGAAATGAGGGCCCTTCTAGACAAGGCCGACAAATCCCCCGCGCTCAGGGCCTTGATTGACCCCGAGCCAACCACAGAGCCTGTTTTCTATGACGAACATTCCGACAATGCGGCTGATTGAGCAAGTCTTTGACTTCGTCCCCAGGGAGGTCACCCCGGACGACATCGGGTTTATCCTGAATTCGTTTGAGCGTTCCCTCAGGCCCGAATTCCGAGACGCCACCAGCAAAGATTTTTCAGCGGCTGCCAAGGCTTTTTTGAATCGCGAAATCGCGAAGGGGGCCAGCATCGTGGTGGCTTCCCCGCCGAACGACCCTCACACGATATGGGCATGGATGATGGTGGATTCGTTCCGCGTGCTTTACTGCTTTGTCCTGCCCAAGTTTCGGTGTGCCCGAATTTGCACCAGGTTGCTTGACCACCTGGGGATTGACCGTAGCCAGCCCATCCCGGTGGCGTTCATGACCGACCTGGCCCGCAAGGTGAGTTACCAATCTAGCCTCAGGTTGCGCCATTGCCCGACACTCTAAAACGGTACGACGCCCGCAAATCACATGACCCCTTCCGAGACCAGAAGCGGGCCACTATTCGCCTAATGAGAGAAAAAGAAGAAATGCAAAAGCAGGAAGAAACCAAGCGGATAATCGTCCGCGCCGACACTGAGACCAAGCCAACCGAATTGCTTGTCACTCTTGCCCGTCTCAAGGTCCAACAGGAAATTGTCCGCATTTGCGAATCCCGCGGGCCCCTCTCCCCTCAGGATGCCAGCATGTTGAATACCCTCACTCGCTTGATTCTGGCGATTGATAAGGGCTTTGAAGAGACCGATGGCGCTGAAGAGAAGGGCTAAACCTGGCAAGGCCCAGCAGGCCCTAACCCCCGCGCAGCTGTCCGCAGCTTCCGCGGCCTTCGACCTTTCGGCTTTCCTTCACTTCAAGCAACTGGCGCTCGCGCTCGACCCGTCCAAGACGGTCGTTTGCTGCGCGGGCCGTCGGTCGGGGAAGTCATACGCTGCAGCCGCAAGGGCATTGCGCACGGGCCTTGACCGCCCGGGGGAAAATATTCTCTACCTGGCTTCCACCCGTGAAGCTGCGCGCCGTATGTTCTGGGCTCCCCTTCTTGAGCTGAATGAACGTTACAAGCTCGGGGGGAAGACCAACGAATCACGCCTAACGCTGACCCTGCCTTCGGGCTCCACCATATTCCTATTGGGTACGGAAACCGCGAAGCTCGCAAACCGGGTCCGCGGTATTCCGAAGCTGGCGCTTTGCTTCCTGGATGAGCTGCAGCTCTGGAAGGCCACGGTTGCCGATGACCTGATTAAGAACGTCCTACGGCCCGGCGGGCTCGATACCGGGGACCTGACGATTGTCTTGATGGGCACGCCCAACCCCATCGGCAAGCTTGGGACGCTTTGGGACCGCTGGAAGCTCCCCGCCAACCCGCACCTAAATAGCACCACGGCCGACCCAGCCCCAGGCTTCCACTACTTCACGGCGTACGACAATACGGCGCTAGGCACGCCCGAGCGTATTGAAGAAATCATCCAAGAGCTTCTCACCGAAGAGCAAGAGACCAAGGAAGGGAGCTGGTATCGGCGCGAAATCTGCGCGCTCTGGGAAGTCGACAAAGCCTCCAAGGTGTACGCGTTCACCGATGAGTTGAACGTCCACGCCGAGCTACCCGACAACCTGACCCACCACATCGTGATTTTCGATATCGGCCACACGGCCGCGGACGCGGTGGGGTGCTGGGGTTGGACCGACACCGACCCCACCCTCCGATTGGCCAAGGAATCGGTCAAGACGGGCCAGACCGTTACCGACCTCGGGGACATCTTGAGGGAATGGAATTCGGAGTTTCCCGACGTCGTGGATAACGTCGGTGACCCCGGTGGCGTGGGCGCCAAGACCCTGGCCGAGCTGAAGCAACAGCTTCCCGACCTGCCTATCAGCGGCGTCAAGAAGCCTGAAATCAATCTGCAGGTCAAAATTATCAACGCCTTCTTGAAGCGTGGCGGGCTCACGGTCCCAGCTGACAGCCGCGTGGCCGCGGAGATTCGGGTCCCGGTTTGGGAGAATGGAATAGTCAATTCCAAGATAGACGAGGGTGGGGTCCATAGCGACGCGGTCCCGATGGCCCGTTATGCATGTATCGCGGCAACGCCCCACCTGCCCGAGGCTGCAATCAAAGAGACCCCCGAGACCCGTAGGGCCAGGCTGCAGGCCGAAGCCCGCCAGAAGCGAGTTAATGCGGCCCTAAAGAAATCCCGACGCAAAACCCCCGAAGACAATTTCAATGAAGAGACGACGGCCGAGCCCGTTTATGGGGGAGGGTCAAACGACTTCGACGACGGGGACGTATGGGGGTGATGGGACGCTCGGGCAATCTTAGATGCCCGCCCGTAAGTCCCCTCGGCCCTCCCTCAAGACGCTTCGTGACCAGCTGGCGACGTTTCCGGGGGCCCTCGCAAGCCTAGACTTCGACCCCACCACGGGCGCCTTCAAGGCGACGTTTCACCCCCCGGCCCCGGTTGCCGCCCCCATGGGCGAGACGGTCACGGAAGACGAAGACGAAGACGAAGAGATGCCCGACGATTTCCGTTTTGCCCTAGAGAAGCTCGGCCCGCCGAATTTCGGAGGCTCGGTTAGCTAATGCCTCAACAGGCTACGCAAATCGGCTGGAACTCGCCCGACTTCGAAGGAACGAAGGAAGAGCGTTGCAAAGAGATGGTCAAGACGGCGTTGCGTCTTGATGACCAGCCAGAGCACACCTTCGCGGTAGACCATGACCTTGAGTTGCTCCGAATGTTTGAGCAACGCCCAATGACCATCATGTATGCCAACGCGGGGAAGTATTTCTCCCAGGCCAACAGCCTCTCCTTGGCAACGGTCAATTCCGGGTCCATCTCCCCGATGAACGTCCTCCGCTCGGTGGTCTCGACGGGTCACGCCGTGATGGCGCGCTCCAAAATCCGCGGTCGATTCCTCACTACCAACGGCACGGGCAAACAGAAGAAACGCGCCGCAGCCGCCACCCAGTGGCTTGACGGTTGGTCGAGCGAAGAGCGCGCCCACGAAATCGCGGGCCAGGCCCTGCTTGATGCGATGGTTTGTCGCTTTGGCGTTGTCCAGGTGTACGAAGAGGACCACAAGGTCAAGCTTCAACGAATCCTTCCCCAAGAAATCGTTTTCGACCACACGGCCGGTTTGTATGGCCTGCCCAAGACGATTTACCGAAAGCGCGCAATTTCCAAGGGGACCCTTCTGGCCAAGTTTGGCAAGAAGGACGAACTCAAGCGCGAAGCCATCAAGGGCGCCAACACCCTGGAAACGACCGACGGGACGGTCTCCGACCTGGTCCCCACCTGGGAAGCTTGGGCGCTTCCTTCCAGCCCCAAGGCGAAAGACGGCTGGCATGCAATCGGGATTGATGGCGCTGACGGCGCCCTCTTTATCGAGGTTTGGGAAAAGCCGTGGTACCCACTGATATTTTTTATGTGGGATATCGCAATGATTGGCTTCTCTGGCGTCTCTCTGGCCGCGCAGCTGGAGAATATGCAAACCGACCTTAATTACATGCTCTGGGTCGAACGCAAAGCGATGAAAAAGTTTGCGGTCCCCAGGCTTGGAATCAAGCGGGGGTCCAAGATTCTTAAGTCCCAGCTGACCAACGACATTGCTGGGATTGTTGAATACACGGATGAACCCCCCGTCCCACTGATTTGGCCCTACCTGCCTGAGCAATTCTTTCGCGAAAAAGACAAG